AGCTTCACGGCCTCCGGCACTGCCTCCATGGCGGCCACCCGGCTGTCGGTCAGCCGGTCGATCCGCTTCCTGGCCCTGAATTCAGCGAGGTTGAAGTCTGCCTCGGCCATCGTGCCACCGTAGGCCAGGTATTCCTCATAGGACAGGTACAACGCCTTCGCTCCTTTCATTCGCTCATATAAGTGGCTGGTGGTTAGTGATTAGTGGCTAGTGAAGGTTGATTCATTCGCTTCTTACAGTCGCTCATTTAGTGGCTGGTGGTTAGTAATTAGTGACTAGTTAAGGAGGAAATCCTTGCGGATTTCTTTTGATTAAAGGACCGAGAGGCGTTGAAACCTCCGCCGTTCCCCTTGAATCAAAACAAATCCGTCAGGATTTGCACCACACTAACCACTAACCACCAGCCACTAACCACTAACCACCAACCACTAACCACTAACCACTCCGTAAACCAACCCCTGAAGGGTTGGTTTACTGCCGCCTCAGCCGCGGGAGATGATCCGCGCCAGCGGGATCGCCCTGGAATCGAAGTACCCCGTCCCGGCGGAATCCTTCACCAGGGCCCAGCGGGCGGCGGTCTTCAGCTGCGCGTCGGTGGGGCTGATGATGGCGGTGCCCGGCTGCACAAAGCTGAAGCCCCTGGGGGCGAACAGCTTGCGCTGCCGGGTGATCAGGTACGCCTGCCCGCCCTTGGTCAGCGGGTCGCGGAACACCTCGGAGGGCGTCGCCGCGCCGCAGTCGCAGTAGTCGAAGGCGCCCGCGCCCAGCACGTAGGTGGTGTACTTGTTGTACGCCGCCTCCGTCTCGGTGGCCGCCACGGCCTCCACGGGCACGTCGTCGTCCACCAGCACGGTCCGGCCGTTCCAGGTCGCCAGGCTCAGGTCGCGTTCCACACCGCCCGCGTCGTTGTACTTCACGTACTCCAGCAGCTGCAGGTTCTCCAGGTTGGTCGCCACCACGGAGTGCATCACCACGCAGGTGAAGATGTCCTTGTTGGCGCCGGCGGCCTTCTGGATCGCGCTGTTCAGCGTGCCCGCGCCCACGTTCGGTTCGTCGGCGGCGCTGATGTCCAGGGTATGATCGGTGTTGAAGCCGTTGGCACTCACGCCGAACACGCCCTCCAGGATGGCCAGCAGGGTCGCCTGGTCCACGTCGTCCCAGTAGTCGGCCACCTGGGCGGCGATGTCGGCCATGAAGTCGTGGCCGGTGATGTCCTGGCTGAAATCCCTCTCCTGCCAGGCCTTCGCGCGGCCCACCACGATCATGCTCTGGAGGAAGGTCTCCAGGGCCGTAGCGGTGATGTCGGTGTTGCCGTCGTAGTTCTGCGCCACGCCGCCGATCAGGCCGGACATGGGCACGGAGATGAAGTTGCCGCCGGCCTGATCCGCCAGCACCTGCTTCAGGTCGGGACGGCCCCGCAGTATGCCCGCCTTCAGCAGCGCGTTCTGCTTGACGCGGGGCACCGTCTCCAGGTACTTGCCGAACACTTCGGCGTTGAAGTTCTTGCTGTCGAATATGCTCACTTGTATTCGCTCCTTTCAGTCGCTCATTTGAGGGATTAGGGATTAGGTAATAGGGATTAGAATAGTGGCGGGGTTGAGGCGTTGCACCTCTTATTTCGACAGAGGCGCGAGGCGTAATGAAGGGGAACAACATCTTCCGCCTGGCCTACGGCCAGCCACCTTTCCCTCAAGGGGAAGGCTTTTGGAACCGCGACAGCCGCTATCCCTGTTCCCTGTTCCCTGTTCCCTGTTCCCTTCTTTCTGCTCCCTACTTCCCAATCATCCCGACGTCGATCTTCTCCCCCGCGTTGGCCCTCCTCATGGCCTCCGCAAGGGTCAGCCTCGCGCCGGGGGCGGGGTTGCCGCCCGTGGGCAGCACCACCGTGGGCGCCGGCTTCGGGTTGCCGGGCGTCAGGTCCGCGGGCTTCTCAATGAAGTATTCCTCATACTGTTCACGGATGCCCGCCAGCTGTTCCGCGAGGGGTTTCGCGCCCTCTCCGCGATCCACCATGCCGTAGACCGTCTCGAAGAACTTGGGCTTCACGCCCCCGTAGTCCTTGCCGGTGCGCGCCTGCTGCATGGCCCTGTAGGCGTCGAACTCGCCCGCCAGGGCCCTGTATTCGTCGCTCTGTCTGGGGTCCGGGACGGTCTGCCCCTTCTCCCACTCGGCCTTCGCGCGCTCGACGGCGGCCTCCTGGGCCTGCTGCGCTGCGCTCTTGGAGATGAAGCCGTCGTCCAGCGCCCGTCCGTACAGGCTGTAGACCTGTTCCGTCCGCTGCTGGGGCGTCAGGCTCTCGTCCTCCATGATCCTGTTCAGCGCGTTCCTGGTGAAAATACCTGCCATAATACGCCTCCTTTTTTTACGGCCTGATAGAGTGATAGGCCGTCCGAGTGTTTATCGTCCCGCCGGACGTAATGGTATGAAAAAAGCAACCTGTCGGAAAATCCGAACGGTTGCCTTAATCAGCGCTTCCAACTTGCACGCAACTTGCAATTATCTTAAAAAATCTGCAAGCTGCTTTAGAAAACACTTGAAAAATCAGGCTTTTCTAAATTGTTCCTGACTTGCAAAGCCTCAAAACTGTAACTCGGCTGAAACTAGAGTGTGTTTCTAAATGCCGGGAGATGCAGTTTCGAGGCCATCAGGTTGCATTTCAAGGCGAAAAACCGCAGGCTTACTGGTTGCAAGTCAAGGTGCTTACTGGTTGCAAGTCAAGGTTTTTCAACACAGAAATGCAGCCTGATGGCCCGAAAATGCGCTTCAGGCATTTTAGAAACACACTCTAAGCCTCCGCCTTTTTCCTGGTCGTCCGCTTCGCCGGCTTCCCGGCCTTCTCCGGCTCCTTCCCGGTCTCCTCGGGCCGGTCCAGCTCCTCGCCGTGAGTCACGGGGACAGGTTCTCTGACTCATTCCTGTTCCCTGTGAGTCACGGGGACAGGTTCCCTGACTCATTTCTTTCATGAGTCAAGGTACCTGTCCCCGTGACTCACTCCCTCCTGAAGAACGCATCGTCCCCGTCACCTTCCACCTTCGCGCCCTCGTTCCGGATCTTCGCCACCGCCGCCTCGGCCTGTGCCTCGGTCTCCCCGAGGTACCACTGCCGCAGCTCGGCCTTGCTCATCACGCCGCTGTTCACCAGCAACAGCCGCTGCTGCAGCTGCGCGTCCACGTCGGTGAGTATGGAGTCGGCCTCCCACTCCCCCGCCGGTGCCAGCCCGTACAGCGTCGCGTATACATCCATGGCCCGCAGCACGTCCCGCAGGCACTTCTCCAGCGCCTTCTGGTTATCGGCGACGGTGGCATAACTCCTCTGCTTGACGATCTTCAGCTCCGTGGCCGTCCGAGCGTCCACATTCGCGTCGGAGAACGTCCCACGGCTCAGCCCGCACAGGTCCTCGAACCGGATCAGCAGCTGGTTCAGCCCGTTCACCAGGCTCACATCCCGCAGCGTCGGCGCGAACACCTCATAGGTGCTCTCCGCGCCGGTGTCCACCGCCCGGAACAGCCGCTCGTTCAGCTTCGGCAGCTTGTTCCCCTTGCCGTCGCTCTTCTCGTACAGCGCCGTGGGGTCCACGTCCACGGCCAGCTCGCCGCCCTCGAACTCCCACAGCAACCTTGAATACTGGAGGTCGACTTCTTTCGCCACCTCCACCGCCTTGGCGAACACGCTCGCCCCCAGGGCGCAGTCGGCGTCCACGGTATTCGCCGCGGCCACCTTGTACCACCCGAACAGCATCCCGCCCGCGCCGGTGACGGTGACCTCCGGCTCCAGCGCCGCCCAGCGGTCCACCGAGGCCAGCGGCACCTCCACGCCCAGCGCGTCCTCGTGGGTGGACCTGAACGCCCGCTGGGTGATCACCACGTCGCCCCGCGCCCTCGCAATGCTTTGCGGGTCGCGGGAATCCTGCCCCTTTGGGGCAGCGCTTCGCGAACTGCCCGCGTCTTGTCGCTGCGCTCCTGCGCTTGCGGGCTCAGCCTCGCTGCGCTCGGCGCTCATACCGACCAGCGTATGCCGCTCCAGCCGGGTGTAGATGGCGTCCCCGTCCCGGAACACGTCCGGAATGATCACGTCGCTCAGGTTCCCCGCCCCGTCAAACGCCAGCGGGTACAGGCTCCAGTCCGGCGCGAAGTCGAACCATATCCGCCCGGTGGCCGGATCGGGGCAGGGCTTCACGATCATTCCCCCCGCCGCGCAGCCCAGCTCCAGCTTCTGACGCAGCACGTCCAGCAGCCCCGCGAACGCGCCCTTCAGATACTCAGAGCGCGCGTTCACCGTGGGCAGGCCCTCGGCGTCCTCGCCCCCCGCGTCCACGGTGACCTTCATCTCCAGCACCACCTGCCGGGCGATCTCACTGGCCGCCATGGCGCACAGGTTCAGGCTCTTCACCTTTCCCGGCTCCTTCCATGGCGCCCGGTCGTGATACAGCTCGCTCCACAGGCTCAGCGCCTGTATCATCTCCGGGGCGAGCGGCGTCCTGATCCGCTCCGCGGCGGCTATGTCTTTGTAGGGAATCAAACGGCTCCACCACCTTCTGACCGCCTCAGCGATCCGTTGAAATATCGTCATAGGACCAGCCCCTTTTTAGTGGCTAGTGATTAGTGATTAGTGGCTAGTGAAGGTTGAAATCCTTCGGATTTCTTTGATTCAAGCTGGCGCGGCAACCTTCCGACTTCCGCCCCTTCAATCAAAGAAATCCCCTCAGGGATTTCATCCACCACTAACCACTAACCACTAGCCACTAGTCACTCTAATCACAGTCCTTTCCTCCGCCACACGCTCTCCGTGGCATACCGCACCGCATCAATCGCATGGTCATCCCCGTCCGGATAGCTGTTCAGTATCTCCCCGTCCCGGTTCCGCTCGTACTCGTATTTCCTGAACTCCTTCGCGGCATTGGGACAGCGCGCCGGGTCGATGACGATGGCCTTCAACCCCTGCAGCCACTTGAACGAATACCGCCGGGAATCCGGCCCCTTGATGGCCCCGCGGCACATGCTCCCATACGACCGGTAATCCTGTATCGACTTCTCCTCGGCGCTGTCGGCGGTGATCAGGTCGAACTCCCGCACGCCCTTTAGCTCCTTCAGCGCCGCCCAGGTCTGGGCGTTCGACTGCCTGTTCACCCGGTACTCGTCGATCAGGTACAGCACCCGCCGCGCGGGATCCCAGTGGACCTTGGCCCAGTGGAACGGGTCCGGGTACCAGCCCCAGTCGATGCCCATCAAAATCCGGTCAAAAGAAGCGATCTCTTCATCCGAAATCGCCCTGACCTGCAAATTATCGAACACCTCACCGCCGGTCCCCGTGGCCTCGCCCAGGTAGTCGTGCCGGTAAGCCCGCTCGTCGGTGTCCCGCACGTGCCCGGCCTCGGCCAGGAACTGCGGCCCCAGCCATTCTTCCGGGGCCTCCAGATACGTCGAATGATGCCGCAGCCGGTCGACCCTGTCCTCCAGCGCGTCCCGGTTCACCCAGCTGTCCCGGGTGATCGGCGGGTTGTAGGTCTCGAAATTCCAGAACACCGCCCCGCCGCGCATCGTCGACTGGAGGATGTTTCTTATCTCCGCCCGCCCGGCGAACTGGTCCAGCTCCTCGAAGTGGGTCACGGCGATGTAGCCAAACGGCGCCTTGATCGACTTGATCTTCATCGGGTCGTCCGCGCCCCGGAACATGATCCGCTGCCCCGTGGGCCTGTAGATCAGCTCCAGCGGCGCAACCTTCGCCGTCCACAGGTCAGACATGCATAATTCTCCAATTGCCCACAGGTATTGACTGTAGACACTGTCCCGCAGCGTCGTCCCCACCTTGCGCAGCACCAGCGCGTGGGCCTGCGGATGCAGCGCCAGCAGCAGCGGCACCAGCAGCGACACCGTGGACGACTTAAGCGACCCGCGCCCGCCGGAGAAGTTGTAATGGGTGTGCCCGTGATCGAACACGTCCCGGGCCACCGGATGCCACGCCGGCCCCAGCAGCTCCGACAATCTGATATAACTCATTGTGCGGTATATTTATACTAATCTCAACCTAAACCTATACAATCATGCGGCATCTTTTCCGCCATACCGGCGTTGAAGTCCCTTGACTTGCCGCCATTATACATCGATGACCACCCGGTCCTGCTCCCGTTTCTCCGCGTCCAGGTCCCCCACCAGCTCCTTGTAGGCCGCGGTCAGGTCCCGCAGCTTCAACAGCTTCACCGCGCCGTCCTCCGCGGTGGTCTTCATCTCGGTGGCGTCGCAGGGGATGGTTGCCGCCGCCCGCTCCAGCTTCAGCAGCAGCGTCTTGCGCAGCCGCAACGCGATCTGCCCGTCCCCGGGCTCTTCCTCCTTCGCCGCCGACCTCCGCGCCTCAGCCGCGCCGCGCAGGGCCGCCCAGCCCTCCTCCCGCGCCCGCTTCACCAGCGTCCCCGGCTTTACGCCGTGCTTCTGCGCCAGCGCCCTCTGGCCGATGCCCCCGGCAACGTACTCCGCCCGTAGGGCCGCCCAGTTGATTGCTTCCCCGCCGATGTCCATGCACCCCCCTGCCATCTCCCGCAACGACGCGCGGCGGCCGGGCCTTCGCCCGTCCGCCGCGTCCATCGCGCATTCACGTCCCGCTATAATAATATCACCGCGAACGTGTCTTTTCGTGTCGAGTCGTCCGTCATAACCGATCCTTTACAATTCAACCCCCGCGAACTGGCTGTGGTACAGCTCCGCGTAGAAGCCGTCCGCCGCCAGCAGCGATTCGTGGTTCCCCTGCTCCACGATCCTGCCGTCCCGCATGACCAATATCACGTCGGCCTCCCGGATCGTCGAAAGCCGGTGGGCGACGATGAAGCTCGTGCGCCCCCGCATCATACGGGCGAAGGCGGACTGTATCTTCAATTCCGTGCGGGTATCGATGGACGACGTCGCCTCGTCCAGGATCAGCATCGGCGGCAGGGCGAGCCCATCCTCCCCGCCGGGACCGGCGGACGCCCCCGCCCGCCCCAGCATCACCCGGCTGATGCACAGCAGCTGCTTCTGCCCCTGCGAAAGCAGCCCCCCGTCCTCGCCGATAAAGGTGTCATATCCCTCGGGCAGCCTCGTGATAAACCCGTGGGCGTGAGCGGCCTTCGCCGCGGCCACCACCCGGTCCATGTCCGCGCCGGGGTCGCCGAAGGCGATGTTCTCCCGTATGGTCCCCGCCTTGAGCCAGGTCTCCTGCAGCACCATGCCGTAGGCCGCCCGCAGGCTGGCCCGGGGCACGCCATTGATGTCCCGCCCATCCACGCAGATCGCGCCCGCCTGGGGCTCGTAGAAGCGCATCAGCAGGTTGATGAGGGTGGTCTTGCCGCAGCCGGTGGGACCGACGATGGCCACCCGCTGGCCCGGCTTCACCGACAGGTTGAAGTCCCGGATCAGGGGCCTTTCGGGCGCATAGGCAAAGTCCACGTCCCGCCAGTCCACCTGTCCCCGCACGCCCTCGAGGGGCTTCGCGCCGGGAGCGTCGGGCGTTTCCGCCGGGGCTTCGATCAGCTCAAACAGCCTTGATGCGCAGGCCAGCGCGTTCTGCAGCTCGGTCACCACGCCCGAGATCTCGTTGAAGGGCTTGGTGTACTGGTTGGCGTAGCTCAAGAACGCCGTCAGCGTGCCCACGGTCATGCCCCCGCCGCCCAGCGCCACCAGCGCCCCGGCAAGGGCCACCAGCGCGTACACCACCGAGTTGACGAACCGGGTACAGGGGTTGGTCAGCGATGAATAGAACGTCGCCTTCAGCGAACAGTCCCTCAGCTCTTCGTTGATGCCGTCAAAGGCCGCCGCCTCGGCATCCTCCCGCCCGAAGGCCTGCACCACCTTCAAATTCCCGAAGCGCTCGTCGATGAAGGCGGTCTGCGCGCCCCGAACCTCGGACTGGGCCCTGAACATGGCGTACGTCCGCCGGGCGATAAACCGCGCCACGAACAGCGACAGCGGCGTCACCGCCACCACCACCAGCGCGATGGGCACATTCTGGGAGAACATGAACCCCAGCGTGCCCAGCATGGTCAGCACCCCGGAAAACAGCTGGGTGAAGCCCATCAGCAGCCCGTCGGCCAGCTGGTCGGCGTCGGCAATGACCCGGCTGACCGTCTCGCCGTAGGGACGGGCGTCGATCCACGAAAGCGGCAGGCGGTTGATGTGGCCAAGGGCCTCCTCCCGTAAATCCCGCACCACATCGAATGTGACCCGGTTGTTCACGATGTTCATCAGCCACTGTCCCAGCGCCGTGACCCCCACGCATATGCCGATCTTCCACAGGAGTGGCCAGATCACGTCGAAGCGCACCGCCCCGGGCCCCACGATGCCGTCGATGGCCTTCCCCACCAGGATCGGCACCACCAGCGTCAAGACCACCGTGACCGCCGAAAGCCCCAGCGAAAGCAGCACCAGCCACCGGTACCGCCCGATGCGCCGCAGTACCTTCTTTACCGTGGCAACCTGGTTGCCGGAGGAGTTCGTGTTTTTCATAGTTTTGTCCTTCTGAAATATTGTTGTGGCAAATTTTGATTTATCGAGCTGACGCGCAGGGATTAGGGAATAGGGATTAGGGATTAGGGATTAGAAATAGCTGCTGCCGCGAGCAAAAGCCTTCCCCAGCGACCGAAGGGAGCGGTTCAGGGGAAGGTGGATTTCCCGGAAAATGCTTGCATTGTTCCGGGAAAGACGGAAGAGGTCGTTCTCT